GCAAACTTGTCTGCAAGCTCAACGATATTGTCGTAGAACTCGTTCAAAGCGACGTGTTTGGCGTAAGACTTGGTGTTGAGATGCACGCTGTGCGTGACATCGCGGGCTAGAAAAAGCGTACCGATAAAGTCTGCGCAGCTCACTGCGGTACTCCTTGCATCGCCATCTGCTGTTGAGCGACCACCATATCACCGGCTGTCATCACGTCTTTTAGCGTCTGCATGACCACGTCTTGCACCTGATCAGGCGTCATACCGCTGGAAACTGCCTGGATTCGTTTAGTTTCAGCATTGTACTCGTCGATGCGCAGTTTTTGGGCTTCCATCGACTTGCCGACGTTCTGCAGCATGTTATACATCTGCTCCATCTGCGCTTGCATCGCCTGAATCTGCTGATTGGCCGCTTGCAGCGCAGGATCGTCTTCATCCTGCAGCAGTTTGGGGTCAATCATCTTCTTCAGCCGCTCAGCCAGCTCCTGCGCCCCCGGCCAATCCATGTTCTTGACAAACAGATCGCCTGCCGCAGCCCACAGGTTCGGGTTGCCTTGCAGAATCTGGCTCATCGCGTCCATCGACTCCTGACGCTTGGTCAAATAGCTCGGGCCAACCGTGACCTTGACGTCGTACTTACCAACGCCAGGGTTGTAAATCTTCTGCACCACGACACCAGCTTCGTTGACCATCTTCCGCACGGGTTCTGGCTGGTTGGGGTCAAGCCGTACCATGTCAGAGTTGCCATCAACCTGAATAATCCGCGCAATCCGAGGCGTATCGTAGATTTTGGGGATCAGATCGACCAGTTGACGGCCTACGTACCGAATCGCACGGGCGTAGTTATCGACGTAATGGTACGTACCGACGTCGCCCTCACGCTGGCGAGCCAAAATAGCCCGCCCAGAGCGCTCATTTGAGGTCATCCCAAGGCTTGCGTTGTACTGCCCTGTAGCCGCTTTAATGTCTTCTGACGCGCCCATTTTGGCCTGAATCAGGCCTGTTTGGGCCATTGGAGGCTGTGCGCGCTGCGGAAGCGGCAAAACGTTGCCAGCACCGTCGGTTACGTCTGGATTGACCTCCAAATACGGGTAATTCGTCGTGTTCGCGGTCTTCCACTTCTCTTCGTAGCCCTCAAACTGACCGCCGTAGCCGATAAACGGTGCTTTTGGCGCTAGCGCCAGCATTTCCGCCTCTTGGCTCACCCAGTAGTTGTACATCCGCTGGGCATCTTTGGCGTTTCTGACCAAACCTGAAATCTCAAGCTGGCCTTCAATGTTCCATTCGTTGCCGATAACGCGAATAACAGGGATGTATGACCCCGCCCAGTCGCGTTCTTCGATGATCTCGTAGCCGTTAGTCTTGCACCACTTGATCTTCTTACGCTGCACCTTGCGCTGACGGCTAGGTCTTAGCCCCATTTCGCGCATCATCTTGTCTTGCGGGGTGCCTTGGAACGTCGTGGTGCCGTCTGGGTACAGATTCAGCGTAGCAGGCGTGTAATCGCAGTAGAAATATTCTGCAATCCTCACCGTCATCTCGCCCAGCCACTGCGACAGCGACTGGTCGCCCACGCCTTGCGTCATAATCGAGCTGACTGGCATAGCGTTGGGGTACAAACGCTCATATTCGGTCTTCAGGATGTCTTCGGTGATAAAACACCACTCTGCATCCGCACCGCACGGGTCTTGGATCGTCGGGTCCATGTAGACCGAAAAACTGTTCCGCACGCGCCCGATCTTGATGTCCTGATCAAAGCTCGTCTCGTCGCAATATTCGGTAAGAATCCGAATGTAGCCCTCGCCAAACGTCACCTGGTTGTCGCACGCGGTGTCGTAAGCCACGTCAGCATTCGAGATGTACTCAATGTGACGGATCATGCCGTCAAAAATCTCAGCGACCTCAACGTCCGCCTTGTCGTCGGCTGGGATGACGTTAGGCGACGGCCTGTTTTGCCGCTGCTCGTTGGTCACCTGGCGCACGTGTTGCGGCAGCTTGTTGATCGTCAGGCATGGTCGCGCGTTGATTGTCTGCCCTTGCACCGACCCGCGCACTGACAACACATCTGCCGGCCACTGGTAGTGATTGTCCGGCGAGCCTGCCATAAACCGCAGGTCGTCTAACTGATCTTCGCGCGTATCACTGTATGCGCTTACAGCGGTTCTAAACCGCTGGCGCATTTCTGACAGCCGATGCGAGTCGCTCTTTTTAGCGTGCTCGCCCTCATCGCCGCCTACATCCGCGACGTAGGCTGCCCCAGCCATGCCTGTTTGATCGTAAGCCATTACTTCTTTTTCATTGGTGGTTTAGCCGCTGCGCGCTTGGTAGCGTATGCGATGGCGACTGCCTGTTTCACGGGCTTCCCTGAGCGTACTTCAGTAGAAATGTTTTTACGGAAGGCGGCTTTGCTGGGTGACTTGACGAGGGGCATACCTACCTCTTTTTAGCTGTTTTAGCCGACTCGCGGAAGGCTTTTGCGGTCGGTGCACCGGGTGCGCCCGGCTTTCGCATTTTTTCGCCAGACCCGGCTTTGATGCGCTCGCGTTTAGCGTGAATCGCTGCGTACAAACCAGGATCGCCGGGCTTTTTCATTTGTGCGCTCCAACCGCAAGTTCTAGTCTATCGTCGCCAAGAAATTGTGCAACATCTCGGCACAACTCATAAAAATCTTCGTATGCAAAGTCTGATTTCATGCGATTTATTGCTTGGCACACCAAAATTGTATTTTCTGGCGTGTAGCCAATATCACTGTGAATGCGCTCTATAGAGACTGTATTTAGATGCCCAGCTTCAAGCGTCATTTGGCGTCCGCTGTACGCGCATACGCCCCATTGAGTGTGCCAACACTTAACAATGTCTTGAATTGACAGAGAAAATTCTTGGTTGCGTTTAGCCGCGCTGTTTTTGGCGTTCCGCAAAAATACGCGAGCGCGGCCTTCAATCGTAGAGTTTATTTTTTCAAGCGAGCGAGCACTTCCTTTGCGGCAACATTCTTTGCACCAACTATGATAGCCGTCTGCCGTCTGCGCATGCTTAAAGTACAAGTCAAACGGCTTGCTGGTCTTGCACTTAAAGCAAGTCTTCATGTCAGCACTTCCATCGTTTGAGTGACGCCTTAGCGCGCTCTGCGTCGCCTTTGGCATTCCTGACAACGCCTGACATGCGGGCGCAGAAGGATGCTTTGCGGCCTTTGTCAGCTTCAGTCTTCGGGTTGGGTGCGGGCGCTTTGAGGTTGCTGCCGGTGGCTGCGTTGTACTTGGCTCGGCCTTTGGCTGTCAGGCCAGCTCCCTTGGACACGGGCAGCTTCTCGCCGCGCCCCACTGCCAGGCTGACTGACTTCTTAGTAGCCACTAACGCACCCCCATAAACGTGCGCAGATAGTTTACATACTCTATCTGCTCAGGGGTAGGTTTTAGCGCTGACGGGTCGCCAGAGAGTATACGCGCTGCTACAGTGGCCGCGCGGTCCTCAGGGTTCTGACTGTACTGCGCAAACGCGCGCTCTTGCTCTGGTGTCAACGCAAACCGAGGCGGCTTAGCCATTCCAGTGCGCATGTGAACGCGCGCCGCTTCATTAAGAATAACCGCTTGCTTTTCTTTGTCTGACAGTTGGCTGTACGGGTTCATAACGATCTTGTCGTCTTCCGCTGCCATACCCGCTACATGAGGGTTTTTCTTAAAATAGTCATCTTCTGACTTATACGGATCGCGCATGCCGATGCCGTAATGCCCGATTGCGTAGCCCGCTGCTGGTCCGCCTGGCATGTTAAGCCCCCATCCAGCTCGTCGCGCCCGATGAGCGGTCAGAGTAGGCGCGGCGGGTGTTGGCGATGCGTGGCTCACGGCTGGCAACCGGATAGGCAAACGTGACGGCGATCGCGTCCGCCGCGTCGGGTGATGCTAGACCCCTGGCTTTCATATCTTTCTTGCTCTCCAAGAAGATTGTACCGCTCGAGTCTGGCTTGGTCTTGGGGCCGGTCAGGTCCGCTTTGAGCTGCCTGTCTGGCGCAATACTAGCCGTCTTTAGCCAGTCTCGCATTGCACCCCACAGCTCCGCGCGCTTGTTACCCCACATAATCTGGTTCTTGGCTTTCCAGCCAAAGTTTACCCCACGCACCTTATACCGCTGTTCAACCAGCCGGTCAAGTATTCCATACCCCAGCCCACCTTCGTCAATCACCGTCAACGTCGGCTTGTACTCCTCGATCGCGTCGATGACGTGCCCAACGGTCGTCATCGTGTCATCACCCCGATACCGTTTGATTGCGATGATGTCTCGACCTTGCCTGACCGCAATGACTGTCGAGTCACCTCCTGACCTGGCTGGGTCAATCCCGATGACAATCGGTGCTGTCTCGTCTTTGTGTTTAGCGCGGCCAAATGCAGCGTCTACTAGGCTGGGGCCGATGAACTGGTCGTCACCTGCGCTCGGAAACTCTCCAAACACCTCGACCTTGGCCTGTATCGAGTCCTCGCCGTACTCCGCAATGATCTGCTCGTATATCTGCTTGTCGGTGCCCTCTACGTCGCGGGCGTCGATGTTCTCTGTTACCCAGAAGTCGCGCTTACTGTTGAAGCACTCGAAGAAGTAGCCTTGGTTGCGCCGGGGGTTGCTAAACGCGCACCAGAAGCGATGCGGCGTGTTTTCCGTAAAGAACCCCTGCGCCACGTCCCAAATCGAATCTGGAATACCAGACGCCTCATCAAAGATCAGCAGCACGCCGTCGCTGTTGTGCAGACCAGCGTAAGCGTCCGGGTTTTCTTCTGACCACAGACGCCCCTCAACCGACCAGAAGCGCGTGCCCTTCTTTAGATCGCGCTCGACAATCTCAGCCAACCACTTGGCTGGCGTCACGCGCGTTGCGCTGATCTCGAACCAATGGCTGTTAATCATCATAGCCAGCCACTTGGTAATCTCAGACCAGGTGATCGACCGGAGCTGCGCCTCGCTGTTAGCCGACACAATCGTGGTGCTGCCGATTCGCGTGGACAGCATCCACAGTATCAGCCAAGACACTAGCGCCGACTTACCAATCCCACGGCCAGAGGCCACCGCCAGCCGAAAGACGTTGTAGTCAACGCGCCCGCCGTTGTCTTTAATGTGCTGGGCGATCTGCCGCAAAATCTTGCGCTGCCATTTGCGCGGGCCTGTGTAGTGTTCTAGCGGCGTGCCCTTCTGGCCCCACGGAAACGCGAACAACACAAACGCTTCTGGGTCGTCTTTGATGCGCGGCTGCCAAAGCCGCACCATCAAAGTCTGTTCGTCAGATGCGCTGTAGATTGGCTGCTGCAAGTGATGGCTCCAGTTTCTCGGTCGCCTGCACGTCGATGACGCGCTGCTCTGCCTGTTCTAGCGCGCTGATGACGCTGATCTGTTGCGCAACGTCAATTTGCACTTGCTGCTTAGCAACCCAATCGTGCCGGTGCTTTAGCACCTCAAGCGCCGCTTTGGTATCGCCTGCCAACGCCGCGCTCATCATAACAGCCGCTAGCTCTTTCTCAGCGTCAGCGCGCCCTTTCTGTTCTGCCATTTCGGCAATTGGGTCCATCTGACACAGACGCCGGAACTCGGTGGGCAACATTCCTGCCGCTAGCGCCAGCGCGTCGCCCTTTAGACCTAACTTGGCAGCGTCGTAGATGCGCTGCAGACGCGCTTCGGTAGCAACCAGCGTGCGCGCCGTGAGCGGAAGTGACTGGAAAGTCATCTAGGTGGTGCAACAGATTGTGTGGTGCAGCAATTATATATAAAAGAAAAATTTTTTGCACTGATACAAATTGTGTGGCGTGGACTGATAAATAAAAAAGTTTTTGTGAGGGGTCCGTTTTTGATCGGGCCAGCCGCCGGCCCTGGCCGGGGGCTATCAGCCGACCGGCTCCGATCGACGCAAGCTATCAGCTACCGGCCGCGCCAGCCCGCCAGGCGTGCGGTCAATGGGTCACATGGGTCATGGCCCAGCGGGTCGAAGGCGTGCGTCCAAACCGCATGCAAACCGGGTCAATGGGTCAAATGGGTCATGACCATTTGAATTGATAAACGGTTTTGGGAAACGGGCGGGAAAGGGGCGCGGGGCTGGGTGAAACGGGGGTTATGGGTCATCTGGGTCACATGGGTACCCCACTTTTAGTCGCGCCAATGTTTTGCGCGTGCTCCCGCCAGCGCCGCCATACAGTGCTACTGTACGGATATACAGTATTTTTTTTATTTTGACAGTATCTAACAAAACAATGACCCATAAGACCCATTCAGAGGGAAACACGCTCCGCGTAAGGCACCCACGCCAATACCCCGTTGGGGTTCCCATATTGAC